CTACGACATGACTTGAGGATCGTCGGACAAGATCAAAACATGATGCTCTGTCAACTTTTCGACCAGGGGATAGAGTTCCCAGACCGGGCATTCGCACAATTCGGCGATTTCCAGAAGGGATTTTGTCCCGTCGGAGTATGATATGAGGTTCATCATGCACCGGACTTCGTTCCCGCTCGATTTCGTGGAAAGTGTCGGGTACAGGCCTCGTTTACCGAGTTGCGGCTCGCAAAGCACATTTACTCTTGGGTAAATGTTGTGCTCGATGGCTTCTAAAGCACGGTAAAGTGCGGTGTAGCCGCCCTCCAAACCCTCAGGTGTCACGACGTTTTCCAAATCGTCGAGGGAAGTGTGATACTCCGGGTACATGCCGTATTTTGTTCGCATGATCGAGGCGATCGGAAGATCGATCCCAGGAGCGCAATACTGCCGCTCGTCGCTCCCACGGTGTGTCCAGCGGTAGGATTTAAAATCCGGGTATATATGAGAAAGAATATGCTTTGCGACGCGGTCGCTGAGGGTGTCTCCGGTCCGTGAGGGAAGGTAGGAGTAATCGCGGTCATCGCCGACGCAACTGATGTTGAATCCTGCAAAGACCCGCGGTTTTATGACACCGAGATTGCGACTAAGATAGGCGATCGATCCTATCGTTTCCGGGATAAATACAAACCGGTAGCTGAACCTTTTGCCTTTCTGTCTGGTTAGCCAATCCGCCAGAAAGGTGGCTACCGTTGGACCGGAAAGTTCGTTGTTGGCCATGGATGGATGGCAAACATAGGTGGAGAGGAAGACTTCCCTTTGCGATTTGCCTTTGATGAGCAACTCGCCGTAGGTCAGAGAACCATTGAAGAGTTCGGAGTCAACGACGACCTTGTATTCTCCATCAATGAGTGCGTCCCGCTCCTGCTGGGAGATGCAAAATCCCCAGCGCTCCTTGTAGTACGAGGTGATGTACGGTATGGCGGTCGGCTGCTCCGGCAGGGAGTAAAGATGCTCCTGCAACTCGGCCAGGCTCATTCGTGCATTGACTGGTGTACTGTAGCCGACAAGGTGCAGGTTGTTTTTCTGGAAGTCGCAGATTTTCTTGCCCGTGGGATCAATGATGAATGCGTCGAGGACTTTCCATTCCCTCGGGACAGTCCAATCGTAGACCTGTGTGCCGCTCGGAATCTCATGAATCTCCAACGAGGGAAGGATATCCTTTATGATGCCCAGAGTCTCACGGACTCCATCGCCGGTGATGCTTCTGTCGATGCTCCACAAGCGTCTGGCAAGAGAGTGAATCTCGTGTCCGATCATTCTATAGCGAGTAAAGGGTTCCGAGGGCCTTGCCTTCCTCGATCAGGTTGGCGGTGAAGCTAAACATCTCTCGGCTCCTAATGACCCTCATGCCCGTGTCGCACTTTGGGCGAAACCCTTTGTACAGGCCTTGTTCCCACATCAATTCCCCGGCAGGGTTGACGTTAGTTTTCACCCCGCGTTCGATATCTCTCACATAGAGTTTATAGGACCGCGGTGTGGTGACGCCCTTCCAGTCCGTGTAGTCCGCGGTGAAGGTCTTGTAATATCGGTAGTCGACCTGCATGACCTCCTCGACATGATGATAAAATGTCATGCTATTTTGGTCTTCGAGGTCGAGAACGCCAATTTTTCCGTTCAATGTCCTGAGGACGCCGAAGGGTGAATCCTCTGCGTAGCCGCTTTCATTGTCGAGGTTTGCGAATGCTTCGGAGTGATGCCCGATGACGGCGAACGAATATATGGGATGTCCGGTGCGGACGGCGTCTTTGTGGAGTCGGCCCGCTTCGGTGAGCGCACCCATACGTGAAGGACTCGTTCTGATGTCAAAGGGAATCCCGCTTGCAAAGTCGAAGCTAAACAAGGGAAGCAAAAGAGTACCTTGAGTTCCGAGCGCATCGAGAAAGCTCTGGAGGATTTCCTCAACGGTGACAGCGACGCCACTGCGTCGTAGTTCGATGAGCGTACGCTTGATATTACTGTGAATAAGGATGGTGTCACCCGGCTCGATACCCGATCTGAGCCACCGGTCCTTCAAGGGGATGCTTGTTTGGCCTTCCGACATTGTGCTTGCAAGAGGCTAGACGTTCTCGGGTCGGCGTCAAGAAAAGCGGGACGGGCGAGGTGAAGCTCCAATCCCCTTCGACGTGTGGCCTCGTGGCTGACTTGCGGGTGTTGCAACCCTAGCGTGGTTTGAGACGGTTTTTGGCGCGCAGGGCTGGTTTTTGAAGGATTTCGGCTTTTATGATGGGGCGACTTGTGGTATTTCTACTTATAACCATGAGCGTACAGAACGAAACAAATCGAGTGCAGTACTGGGGGAACGGATCGACGGGGATCGCATACCCGGTGCCGTTTTATTTTTTTGAGGCGAGCGACCTGCGGGTCGTGGTGACGGATACCGCGGGAACCGATGCGGAGCTGACGGAAGGTAGCGACTATTCCGTGGCGGGAGCGGGTAATGAAAATGGGGGGTCGGTGTTGACTGCCTCCGCCGTGCCCGCGACCTCGCGGGTGACGATCTATCGCGAAGTGGCGGCGGTGCAAACGACGGTGTACGAGGAGAATGGGGAATTCCCCGCCAAGACGCACGAGCGAGCCCTTGATCGTCAGACGATGCTGAACCAGCAGAATGCGCGAGCTTTTGATCGGGCGCTGAGGGTGCGGGAAAGCGACGGGGGAAAGTCAACGCTGACGACAGTGGCAAACTCGGTCATCGGATTCGGCGGCGATTCGCAGCCGCGGACGTTTACGCCGGAGCAGCTCGCCGTGTGGCTCAATCTGACACAGCAGGTGTTCGGAGAGGGAACGAAAGCCTGGCTGACCGAAGCCGATCGAACGATGGCGGTTCCAGATTTTCCAGGTCAGGTGGGCGTGCAGTTAAGTGACTCGACAATTTGGGCTTCAAATGGAATGAGCGCTGGGAGCTGGACGGCTCCTGTCGGCGGAATTCCTGATGGTCACGTCACCACTGCGATGCTTGCGAGTGAGATTCTTTCTGCTGACTCGACGGGGCGGGCGAAGATGGCTGATTACTTCCTCACCCTGGCGAAGATCGGCGCGGGAATCTTCACGGCGGACAGCTTGGGGAGGGGAAAATTTGCATCCGGATTCGTGGACTCTGGGCTGTGCGCGTCGGGGCTATGGAATGCCATCGCTCCGTCAGGGACGGTGCTGCAAACCGTCTCCGTGGTAAACACGACTCCAGCTTCAATGACGGCTATCGTCCCACCGGACAGCACGAAGCCGCAAATATCCGAGGGTACACAGATTCTGTCAGCATCTATAACTCCTTCGAGTACATCGAATAAGATTCTTTGCCGGTATGTTGGTTCTGCAAATATTTCGGCTTCGGGCCTCGTTCTTTATTCGCTGCACAAGAGCGGTGTAAATGACGCTCTCCAATCTGGATATGGGGCGATGTTTTCTGCCGACGCTTGCACTGGAACCGCTATCGAATTCATCGACTCTTCGGCGAGCACGTCGGAGCAGACCTACTCTATCCGCATGGGACCAAATGCAGCGTTGACCATTTATATCAATCGATTTTGGTCCAATGCAACACTGCTAGGCGGGGCGTTGGGTCAAACACTCGTTCTCCAGGAAATCAAGGGATGACGATTGTATCAGCCAAATTCGCGAATCCCGAACGGTCGGTTGTCGAGGTGCAGACGCTTGAGTCCGGAGCCGTGCTTGTGCCGCTTGATGGACAGGATATTTCCGGCGGGTGGCGCGACGTTTATTCCATCTGGACACAGTCAAACGAGACAGCGGCTTACATAGAGGCTATTCGCTTCCGATCGGTTTCCGAACATCTAGCCGCTTTCGGATTCGACGCTATTGCGCTCGTGAACCTCCTCGATACTGCCGCGAAATTTGCGGCGGCAGGCGTCCCTCTCCCTCCAAAGTTCGCCGCTACTCGTGCTTGGATCAATGCCGTGCAGGTCGCTTACGCAGCAGGCGAGACTCTTCCCGACGCTCCTTGCAGGCTTCCCGAAGTTCTTGAGGAAATTTTGCCACTACTAAAACTATGATTGTTGAAAACTTCCGTACCGTAATTGTTGATTTCGTCCCCACACTCGACACGTCTGCATATGCCGCTGGCGATGTCCTGTTTGATCGCACCGTGCTCGACATCGGGAACTACGCGAACCCGGGCCAGAATGCCGTGCAGAAAATCCGCGGGCGCATTCTCTCGGTGGGGGTGCTTGACAAGGACGACCAGGGCGTGGCGATGGATTTGTATTTTCTCAAGGCGGATGTGAGCCTGGGAACAGCCAATGCGGCTCCGTCGATCACGGATGCAAATGCGGAGAACATCGTCGGCTTTGTCACTGCGACGGCGAGCAAGGACCTGGGCGGATGCCGGTATGGGCAGGCGGATTGTGATATTCGCTTCGCGATCACTGGCGAATCGCTTTACCTTGCCGGTGTGACCCAGGGTGCTCCGACGCACTCGGATTCCGGGTTGAAGTTCCGCATCGTTTTCGAGCTTGAGGAGGGGTACTGATGGCGGTTCCATGGCGGCGTGCGGCCGGATTTGATACGGATGCGGTTGATTACTTCAGCCGCATCGCTTCCAATGGAGGCGGACTGCAAAACGGCGGATACTCCGAGCGAGGCACAAAGCGTCGGCTTTCGGATTTCTTTGTTTCGCTGAAAGACCTGGGACTCTGGTCGTCGATCTCTGAAATGGGGGTTTTCCTGGGGGTGGCCGGCCTGCCTTCGTGCCTGGTAAAGGCGAAGTTTGGAGCCGGAACTCCTGCGAGCCTCACGAACGTCAATTTTGTGGGCGGAGATTATTCGTCCACTGGAGCGGCGGCGGGAATCAAGGGCGATGGAGCGACAAAATATCTGGATACCGGCGTAAACCAAAACACGCTGCTGCTAAACAGCGCCTCGCTTTGGGTTTATGTCAGCACGCCTGTTGCAAATTCGGCCCTCGAGGCGCTCATCGGATCAAACACGGGGACAAGCCGTTCGCACATCATTAAGGAGACGACGAATCTCGTTTCGGCGCGCATCACCTCTGCAGCCGCCTTTGCGACCACGATGGCTCTTGCAAAGGGTGTTGTCGGGGTAAATCGAGCCGCCTCGGGACTGGCTGACTGGCGGATCGCGGCCAGCGCCGGCTCGGCGAGCAGCGCGGCGATCGCGGTGGGATCTTCAAACCTCACGATATTTGCTCGGGACGGATCCAGCCCGACATCCAGCGGCATCGCGCTCTATGGGTTTGGGACGGCTATTGACCTCTCCGCGCTGAGGGCGGCCTGCGATGCGGTCTTTTCCGCCTTTGGAGGCAAGCCATGAGTGAGCTGGCATCCCTGCTGTTGGAGGATCTGGCGGCGGGCACATTAAGGATGTTTGGCGAGTTGTCTTCCGGTCAGATCGAAGCCCTCAAGCGGGAGTTCAGCCGTGGTCCGTTCAGCGATGAGCAGCGTTCTGTGCTGGACGGCCTGGTGCTCGATGCCACGGGGAGGGAGGGGGAGATCGCTGCTTTCAACACCGCGTCCGGGATTCATAAACTGGTTCCGGCGAGGCTTAATGATGGGACGCCTGTTCTGCCTGTCTCCCTGCTCACCTGGGCGGGCGCGGGGCAGGGATTTTGCGGAGCATGGGAGCTTTTGCTGTCCATGCCGGTGCGCAGGGTAACGACGGCTGACTGGCCGGCAACAGTGGAGGAATCATGACGGAAGAACTACGCGCCGCGGCGCAGGCGGGCGACCGCTTTGCTAACATTATCCTGCTGGCTTACAAGCTCGGCGGATGGGGCGTGCTGTCCCTGGCGCTGCTGGTGGCGCTGAGATATGTGTGGGACGAGCGGGCGACGACCAGCCAGGTGCTGATCGCCGAGCTGCGGGATGGAAAGCAGGCGCAGCTCGAGGTGATCACGCAAAACTCGCTCGCCTTGCAAAAAAGCGCGGAGGCCCAGCAGCAGGTCGCCCGCGCGGTGGAGCAACTCACCGCCGAGGTGCGGAGGAAGTGAGGCTTATGAAATTAAAAGCAGGTATTTCCAAGGTCGGGGCCGTGCTCTTCGGAGCAGCGGCCGGGGTGATCGGTGCGGCGGTGACGGGAGGCGCGACGGCGGCGGTGCAGTATGTGCAGGCCCATGGCGCGACGCAAAACTGGCAGGCGGTCGGGGGCGCGGCGGCAGCCGGAGCGGTGCTCGGCGCGGCAGCGTATTTCTTCCCGTCGCCGCTGCGGGAGCAGGCAATAAAATGACGGTGGCGGGATTTGTCGAGCCTCTGCCGGGTTTTCGGTGGATGAGCTACAAGGATGGGCGGCAGGTGCTTTTGGCTCCGCTGGTTTATGTATCACGAGGCGGCGAACGCTTTGAGGTTCCGGCGGGATTCGTCACCGACTACGCCTCCGTGCCGTCCATCTTTTGGAACATTCCGGGCTTCGACCCCTACGGCCCGGCGAAGTTCCCTGCGGTGCTTCACGACTGGCTGTATTCCCTGCGTGGTGGCGGGCCGCATGGAAAGAGACGTGCGGAATGCGATGCGATCTTCCTTGAGGCCATGCGGGCGGTCGGGGTGGGCTGGCTGCATCGGCGGATCATCTGGGCGGCGGTGCGGCTTTGCGGAGGCCTTTGGTCGATGTCTCAACCCTGGGCGAAATGATGGCGAATTCCGCATTAATCAACCAATCTCCGGCGAAGCTAACACCCACGCCGATCGAGATCGCTGCCCGCTATATCGGCGCACGCGAAAGCTCGCGCAACCAGGGGCCGGAGATCGCGCTCTTCTGGAACGATACCATCTACCCGCAGGGCGCTGAGAACCGGGAGCCATGGTGCGCGGCATTCGTCTGCCATTGTCTGGCGGAGGCGGCGCGGCAGGGCTGGCGGCCGAGGGTGAAGGCCCTCCCTCGCGAGGCGGCGGTGCGGTATTTTCTCGACTGGTGCCGGGGCCGTTATGGCGTCGAGGTGTGGGCAAATGACGGCAGGCGGCTCCCTCAGCCCGGCGATATTGCGGTATTCCTGCCGCGCCTTTCGCACATCGGGTTTGTCGAGAGGGTGGCCGGGAGGACACTGCATACCATCGAGGGCAATACCGACGACGGCGGCAGCCGCGAGGGCGACGGGGTGCATCGCCGCCAGCGGGCGCTTTCCTTTCCGGGGTGGTTTGTGCGGTTTCTTTCGTTCGCGTAATCCGTCGCCTTGTGTACTCTCTCGCCATGGTTCGGGTGGAAAACGTCGTGCTTGTTGCCGTGGTCGCGCTGGCCCTGGGGGCTCCCGCGTCCCGTGCCATCGGGCCGTCGAGGGATCCGGATTATTTCGTCCGGCCCCAGCCGACACCGGTCGCCACGCCGTTTGCTCCGCCCATCTCGGGCATCGGAGCGGCGATCTCCGAGGACTCGGGCGTGTGCCGAATCGTTCATGTATTGCCTGATTCTGGGGCAAAAGCAGCCGGAATCCTCCCGAATGACGAGATCATACGCGTCGACGGCACGTCCGTGGCGGGATTCACCATCGACGACATCGCCTCGCTCCTGCGCGGCAGTCCGGGGACTCGCGTGCTCGTGACAGTGAAGCGTCCCGGCGTGGAAAAGCCCCTCGACATCTGGGTGGTGCGCGCTCCGATCAAGGTGCGCTGATCCCCGGTACTGGCGAGGCGGATTTTTGGCTTGGATGCAAAGCGATACTTTGTTAGTTTCTCCTTATATATGTCGGCAAATCAACGGGTGAGGCGAAGCGCGGCCCTCGGCGCAGTGATCTGTGAGCGTCTGGCGGGCGGGGAAAGCCTGCGGCGGATCTGCGGCGACGCCGGGATGCCGTCGCTGGCGTCTGTCTATCGCTGGCTCCAGGCGGATGAGGCGTTTCGTGCGCAGTATGCACTGGCGCGCGAGCACCAGGCGGATGCGCTTTTTGACGAGATCCTCGACATCGCGGATGACGGGACGAATGACTTTGTGGAAAAAGAATCGAAAACGGGCCTGCGCACGATCGTGCTGCGGGAGGAGGCAATATCCCGCTCGCGATTGAGAGTGGAGGCGAGGAAGTGGATGATCGCTCGCCTCGCGCCGAAGAAATACGGCGAGAAATACGAGCCGAAGGGCGATTCCTCCGACACCCTGCTGGATTTCCTCGACGGAGTCCGCGCGGCGGGCGAGCGCCGGGAGGGAGCCGAATCATGAAGGTCGATCATCTCAAGGACCGCCTCTGGCGGCTGCGCAACCTGTACTCCATCAAGGAAGCCGAGACCGGGCGGGTGATTCCCTTCGTTCCGCGTCCCGAACAGGAGGCGGTCTTTCAAGCTCTCGCGGAGGGTCATCGCAAGCTCATCATCCTCAAGGCCCGCCGCCTCGGCATGAGCACGGCCATCGATGTCTATGCGGCGGACGAGGCAATATTTCACGCCGGGCGACAGATCAGCATCGTCGATCGCAATCAGGACGATGCGAGCAAAAAGCTGAGCGGCATCTGCAAGGTGGCGTTTGAATCTCTTCCCGCGGCGATCCGCGAGCGCTTCCTCGTGGTGCGGGACAATGACAGCTCGTGGCAGCTCCAGACGCGCTCCGGCGATACGGTGAGCGCGATCTATGCGGGGAAAAACGCACGCGGTGGCACGAACCAGCTCCTGCACATCTCGGAGTGGGGCGTGATCCAGGCGGATGATCCAGGTCGTTCCGAGGAGATCCTCACCGGGGCGCTGCCCTCGGCGGAGCATGGCGTAACAATCATCGAGACGACATGGAAGGGCGGGCGCAACGGCCATCTGTGGACGCTGGTGAAAGACGCCCTGGCCATTCCGGCGGGGCGGCGGTCGTTGCAGGACTGGCGGCTGTTTTTCTTCCCGTGGTGGAACGACCCGACCTATCGCGAGGCGGGGGATGAGTCGCGCATCGATCCGGAGCTACACGCCTACTTTGCGGAAAAGGAGGCCGAGATCGGGCGGGCCTTCGACCTCGGGCAAAAGACCTGGTACGCGCGGCGGCGGGCAAGCCTCGGCGTCTTCATGTACCGCGAGTTTCCTACCACGTTTGACGAGTGCTTTCGCGCCCCGATCGACGGAGCCATCTACGCGCCGCTCATTGACAATCTGCGGCGGCAGGGTGCGATCACGGGCGGGTCGGTCGATGGCAGCGGACTCGTCCATACATTCTGGGATCTCGGTAGTCCGCTCAATACCGTCGTGTGGTACGTGCAGTTCGTCGGGCGCGAGATCCGCGTTGTCGATGTCGATCTCTCCAGCGCGGACACGCCGCTCGACCTCACGCCGGTGCAGCGCGTCTCGCGCATGCTGGCCAAGGGTTACATTTACGGAACCCACTACCTGCCGCACGACGCGGCGGTCACCGAGCGCAGCGGGCGGACCTTCCAGAGCGAGCTCGCGGCGGCCGGGTTGGTCAATACCCGCATCATCCCGCGCACGGCGGACATCTGGGTGGGCATCAACCGCCTGCGCCAGCTCATGCCGCGCATGTCATTCCGCATTCCGGCCTGCGAGGCCGGGCTGGAGGCGCTGGCAAATTACCACACACGCAGCCAGGGCGAGGGCGGTCGGGCGAGCGACGAACCGGTGCACGATTGGTCGAGCCACGCGGCGGACGCGCTGCGCATGATGGCCGAGGCGGAGATGGCGGGGATGATCTCCTCCGGCGGCGCGGCGGCGCACTCCGGCCGCGTGGCGGTGAAGATGGCGGGCCGCACGAAGCGCTTCGCCGCGCGGCATTAGGCTGATGGAACGCCGCGAGCCGCCCGTGTTTCAAATTGCGGAGATGTACCGCACGCAGCCCACGCGGCTGTCGTTTCGCGAGGAACTCGATGGCTACCTGCAGCATGGCTATGTCTTTAACACGCCCGGTTTTTTCGTGATGGGCCGGCCCGTGTCGCGTCGCGCGAGTCTGGAGGAAATCGTCGATCCCTGGCGGGTTTTCCCTCATGAGGAGCAGGACGCGTGGTTCCTCGCCGCGCTGGCGGGGGATTGGCGCTCTTCGCTGCACCTCTTTCCTTATGATCTCCCGTGGATCGGGTGGGAGAGGGGGCTGAAGAGCGGGTTGCGCTTCTGGCCGCTGGCCCGCGTGGCGCGGTATCGTGCCTAAAGACCGAGTAGTTCGCGGATGGCGGCCTTGATCTCTGCCAACTGCGCATCGGGCAATTTCCCCAACCGCCGGATCAGCGCGTGCTGGTCGATGCTGGCAAAGCCCTGGATGTTTACGGCGGAGTGCTTCGGCAGCCAGCGCGGCTTGCCGATGTCCACCTCGCCGCGCAGACCGCGCAACTGCTATGTGAGCGGAACGACCACCACCAGCGCCCGCGCGTCGGCGGGCTGCGGGTAGGCAAGGATGAGGACGGGGCGTTGCTTGGCGGCGAGGCCGAAATCGACCGTCCAGATCTCGCCGGGGCGGGGATCAGTATTCACCGAGGGCTTTGTCCCAGGCCTTGCCCTGCTCGGCGGTGGTCAGGAGACGCTCGGGCTGGGTGGTGATGGCAAAGGGCAGGTCGTTGCGCAGCTCGACCTGGGCGAGGAAGATATTAAACGCGTCGCCCGATTTCATCCCGAGGCGGGCAAAGACCTTTTCCGCCTTGCGCAGGCGTGCGGTGGGAACCCGGGTGCGGAATAGCGTTGTTTCTGCCATGGCTCAAAGATGCTCAAAAGTGCTCAAAAAGGCAACCTGGCGCATTTGGGAGCGAGGAGTTGCGCAAGCTCGCAGAAATCCGCGCGGATTTTTGCTAGCAATCTTGCGTCCCTAGCGTGGGTTGCATGGTTTTCGTGATTATTAGTGAGCAGCGCTTAGTTTGCGCTTTCTGTTTCTCCTTAAATATGCATAATTAGGAATGTCGAGCGGAGAACTCCTGATGAGCCCGCCCACGGCGATCCCGAAGGCTGGGACCTGCGCGGTTGCAGATAATCCAGTCGGCCGAGGGGCGAACCAATTCCAACCAAGGAAAAGAAAAAACCTATGGCAGCTATCAAGAGCATTCCGGAATACTATGTGACGGAGTACGAGACAAACTGGAGCCACAAGGCCCAGCAGAAAATCTCCCTGCTCAAGGATCAGGTGATCCTCGACAACATCGACGGCAAGGAGAAGAGCTACAACAAAATCGGCACGGTTGAGTTTCAGCGGGTGACCGAGCGCGCGGGCGCCACGCGAGTGAGCGACCTCAGCCTCGAGAAGCGCTGGCTGCGCCCGTTCCCCTTCGACGATACGAAGGTCTTCGACGAGTGGGACGAAAAGTTCCTCGGCGAGATCAGCCTCCCGTCGAGCCAGCTCATGGAGGCCCAGGCGGCCGCCTATGCGCGACTCGCCGACAGCATTATCCTCCAGGCCGCCGTGGGCGATGCCTACACGGGTGAAAACGGCACGAGCGTCGTTTCCCTGCCGTCCACCCAGACGGTCGCGGTGAACTACGTCGAGAGCGGCACCGCTGCGAACAGCGGCCTCACCATCGGCAAGCTGCGCCGCGCAAAGTACATCCTCGACGACAACGACGTCGACGACATGGAGCCGCGCACCGTCGCGTACTGCGCGAAGCAGCTCCAGGATCTCCTCCGCTCCGTCGAGATCGGCAGCAAGGACTACAACGCCGTGCAGGCGCTGGTCGACGGCCAGGTGAACAAGTTCCTCGGCTTCACCTTCAAGCGTGTGTCGAGCAAGGTGCTGCCCGTCTCGGGCGGTGTGCGCCAGGTGGTCTTCTGGGCGAAGAACGGCCTGCGCCTGTCCGACAGCGGCAAGCAGACCCGCATGGACATCCTGCCGACCCAGTCGCACGCGCTCCAGGTGCGTTCGGTGGGCGTGCTCGGCGCGACCCGCGACGAGGAGGCCCGCGTGGGCATCATCTACTGCGACGAGACGGTCTAAGCCACCGGCGAGGAACCTTAGAAATCAAAATAACATGGCAACAGTGAAAACTGATGTGGCGACCGCGCAGAGCTCGAGCAATCCTCGGGACCGCGGCGATGGCAACAAGGTGACGGGCGACCTCCGGATTGCGGAGGCTGTCTATACAACCACGACGGCCCTGGCCGCGAACGACGTGATCGACGTGGTCACGCTGCCCGTGGGAGCGATCGTGTTCCCCGAGCGTAGCTGGGTGGCCAGCGAGGGCACCGGCGGCACCGGCACGGCAATCGCCAAGCTCGGCGACGCGCTGGACGATGACCGCTACTCGGCCACCAGCGTGGCGATCGCCTCCGCCGCCTCCTCGGCGGTGACGGCGGCTGCGGCGACCAGCGTGGTCGTGCGCACTCCGGTGACGAAGGACACGGCGACCGTGAAGGCGACCGTGGCCCTCACCAGCGGCCCGGTGACGGCGGGCAAGGTGGTGCGATTCAGCATCGCCTACCTCCTCCCGTAAGGGCGCAGCGTCCTGGTTGATACCCCGCATCCCGGCCCCGCGCCGGGGTGCGGCAATCAGCCCGGAGCGCCTTCGCTCCCGCATTCCCAATCAAAAAATCATCATGGCAGCAAACCCGACCACCATCTGCAATCTCGCCCTGGCCCACCTCGGCGAGGATCAACTCATGAGCCTCGACGACGATTCCCGCGAGGCGCAATTCTGCAAGCGCTTCTACGACCAGACGCGGGACGAGGTGATACAAAGCCACGCGTGGAATTTCGCCATCCGCCGCGCCGTGCTTTCGCGGCTCTCGGAGGCTCCCCCCTTTGGATGGGCCTGGCAGTATCAACTCCCCGCCGACTGCCTGCGCATCCTCCAGCTCAACGGCCACGATGTGTCCAGGCGCGAGGGCCGCTACGAGGTCGAGGGCGGCCGCCTGCTCACGAACGACGACGAGTGCGCCGTGCGCTACCTGCGCCGCGTGGAGGATGCCGCGCTCTTTCCGCCGCTCTTTGTCGAGGCCCTAGCGCTGAAGATCGCGACCCGCCTGGCGAAGCCCCTCACCGGCAGCACGTCCGAGGTTGAGCGCCTGCTCACCGAGTACGAGCGCATTACCAAACCCCTCGCCATGCGCGCCGATGCGCTGGAGGGCCGTCCCGCCGTGCGCCCGGCCTGGGTCGAGAGCGATTTCGTGCGCGCCCGTCGCGGAGGCATCTAAAGACCATGGCTTATCAGCTCATCCCCAGCTTCAACGCGGGAGAAATCTCGCCCTATCTCGACGCCCGCAGCGACCTGGAGAAATACGCCTCCGGCTGCCGCCTGCTCGAGAATTTCATCATCCTGCCCTACGGCGGCGTCTACCGGCGTCCCGGCACCGAGTACCTCGGCCGGGCAAAGCATGCCGACTCGCGCTGCCGCCTCATCGGGTTCAACTTCTCCATCACCACGCGGTTCGTCCTCGAGTTTGGCCGTCAATACGTCCGCTTCTGGTCCAATGGCGTCCAGGTTCCCACCAGCGGCGGATCGCCGCTCGAGCTGGCCACGCCCTACCTCGAGAGCGAGCTGCGCGACCTCCAGTACGTGCAGATCAATGACGTGATGTACTTCGTCCACCCCGCGCACGAGCCGCGCAAGCTCACGCGCCGGGCGGATACCGACTGGACCTTCGCGCCCGTCGCATGGGACTGGCCCGCCTTCCTCGATGACAATACCGACGCGACCACCATCACGCCCAGCGCCACGACGGGCACGGGCATCACGCTCACCGCGTCGGCGGACCTCTTTGAGAGCGGCCACGTCGGCGCGTACTGGCAGATCGCCCACGCCCGCGCGAACGCCTCCGTGACCGTCTCCATCACCGCGAGTAATACCTCGTCCTCCCTCGCCGTCATCGGCAGTTGGGAAATCACCACCTATGGCACGTGGGCGGGCACCCTGCAGGTGCAGCGCAGCGAGGATGGCGGGACAAACTGGGAGACCATTCGCTCCTTCGCCTCCGAGAGCAACCGCAACGTCTCCGCCACAGGCAAGGAAAACAAGGAGGTCCTCCTGCGCCTCACCGTCGCCTTTTCCTCCGGCTCCGGCACCGCGCGGCTCGAGGCCGTGCAGTCGCGCGAGTACGGCTTTGTGAAGATCACCGAGGTTACCGACTCCACCCATGCGAAGGCCGAAGTGGTCAACGCCCTCACCGCCACCACGGCGACCCGGGCCTGGGCCGAGGGCGCATGGTCGCAGCGCCGGGGCTTCCCGCGCACCGTCACCCTGCACGAGCAGCGGCTCTACTTTGGCGGCACCAGCGCGCGGCCGCAGTCGCTCTGGGGCAGCGTCATCGACGACTTTGAAAACTTCCGCGTCTCCTCGCTCGACGACTCCGGGTTGTTCTTCACCCTCTCCGCGCAGGAGTCCAATCCCATCCAGTGGCTCCTCTCCCAGGACCAGCTCCTCATCGGCACCGCCGGCGACGAGTGGACGCTGGGCAGCAGCGACAGCAACTCCGCCCTCACGCCCACCAACGTGCGCGCCGCCCGCCAGTCCAGCTACGGGTCAAAGTCCCTCCGCGCCCTCATCATCAACGACGTCGTCCTCTTCGTCCAGCGCCAGGGGCGCAAGGTGCGCGAGCTCGTCTACTCCTTTGAGAAAGACGGCTGGGTCGCGCAGGATCTCACCCTCCTCTCCGAGCACATCACGCGCGGCGAGGTGCTCGAGTGCGCCTTTCAGCAGCAGCCCGACGCCATTTACTGGACCATCACCGGCGCGGGCCAGCTCGTCGGCATGACCTACGAGCGCCTGCAAAACGTCGTCGGCTGGCACCGCCACACCACCGATGGCGCGTTTGAAAGCGTCGCCACCACTTATGGCGCGAATGGCGCGGACGAGGTCTGGGTCGCCGTGCGCCGCACCATCGACGGCCAGGACGTGCGCTACATCGAGCGCTTCCGCACCGACTTCCGCGAGACCTTTGAGCAGGAGGACAAGGTCCACTGGTGGTATCTCGACTGCGCCCGGCGCGTAGTCAATACCCCCGAGTCCGCCACCGTCTCCGGCCTCGATCACCTGGAGGGCAAGGAGGTGGAAATCCTCGCCGATGGCGCGGTCTCGCCCGGGCGCGAGGTCTCGGGCGGCGCGGTTACCCTGCAATCCCCCGCTGGCATCGTCCTCGCCGGGCTGCCCTTCACCTCCACCCTGCGCCCGATGAAGCTTGAGATGCCTGACCAGCAGGGCTCCTCCCGGGGCCGCAAGAAACGCATCCACCGCATGCTCCTCTCCCTGCACAAGTCCCTCGGCGGCGAGGTCTCCAGCGACGGCGGCGCGCGCTGGGGAGCAGTCTATTCCCGCTCCACCGGCGACCTCATGGACGACAGCCCGCCCGTCTTCACCGGCGACAAAAACGTCGTCGTCGCGGGCAGCCACGCCACCTCGGCCGACATCGCCGTGCGCCAGGCCCAGCCCCTGCCTCTCACCGTGCTTGACCTCGTCCTGAAATGGGAGGTCTATGGAGACTGAGGCCGCAACGCATCGCCCGATGAAGCCGTATCTGCAACTGCGGGAGTTCGACCCCGCGCGGGACTACGCCATGATCGAGGAATGGCACGCGGAGCATGGGAGGTGCGCCCCGCCGCTCCAGATGCTCCCGCGCCTCGGCATCATCATCTACGAGCAGCCCTCGGGCCGCGACCTTGCAGCCATCTGGCTCTATATGGACAACTCCGTCGGCGTCTGCTTCCCCGAGCAGATCGTCACGCGGCCCGGGCTGGGAATGAAGGCGGCGCGCGCCGCGCTGCTCACGGGGCTGGATTTTTTGAAGCGCCGGGCGAGGGCGCTGGGTTACTGGGCCATGGTCGTGCACACGCTGCCGGCCATCGCCCGCACATTGAAATCACGCGGGTGGGCCGCCACCTGCCCGCCGGAAAAGATCACCATGATCACGACACTATTGGAGGAGGAAAACGATGGGCACGGGAGCTGAACTGGCACCTTATTTGATTGCGATGACTGTGACCTCGATTGCCGCATCGGCAGCGAGCACCGGCATCAGCATGTATTCGCAGCAGGAGCAGGCCAAGACCGCCAGCGCCATCGCGGATTACAACTACGACATCGAGCGCCAGAACGCCGAGGTGCAGGCCAAGATGGCCCAGCAGCAGGCCCTCTGGCGCCAGCAGGCTGCGCAGGTCCAGTATCAGCTCGACCAGAACAACGCGCAGTACATGGATCAGCAGGCGCGTGCCGCCCAGATGCAGGCCGAGGAAAAAGCCCGCCGTATCCGGGATGAAGGCGCTCGCACCCTGGCCACCCAGCGCGCGCAGTATGCCGCTTCCGGTGTGGTGACCGAAGGCACTCCGCTCGCGGTTCTGAGCGACTCCGCCGGGCTGATCGAGCTGAACGCCCAGGACGCCATCTACGAGGGCGATGTGCAGTCCCGCGACTGGCTGCGCAAGGCGGACGAGGCCCGGTATCAGTCAAAATTCAGCCTCTTCGACCAGCAGACCGCCGGGTATGAGGCCGCCGCCGCCAAGGCGGGCAAGGTCATCAGTCTCCAGACTGCCGAACTGAACCGCGCCTCAGGGCAGGCCCAGGCTGCCGGATACCGCATGGCGTCTTACGGCACTCTCCTCAGCGGAGCGGCGGATGCCGTAGGTACAGCCTCCTCCGGTACGTATTCCATCGCGTCATTGAAGAAAAAATAACCCTCTCCGAAGAAAAATAATCATGTCACGAGTCTATTTGCAGGAAATCCCCAACGCCCCGCAGAGCGTGGGCGGAGGGGTCATGATGAGGGCCGACGTGCGGGTGCCGGGCAATGTGGCCGGGAGCCTGTTGCAGGCCAAGATCCCGCAGGGGGCCTTTGACGGCCCGGCGCAGGGAATGGCGGCGGTGGCGCGTGGGTTGGCGGAGGCGGGGAAGATCCCGATGAAAGCCTATGCCGCCATCGAGCACTGGCAGCAGACCGAGCGAGAGGTGCGCGATTTCAAGGGGCTCAACGAGATCGAGCTAAACTACCGCAACGCCAATGCCTCCCTCGACGAGCAGCTCCGCACCCAGCCCGAGAGCCAGTGGCCCGCCGCGATGAGCGCCTTTGCCAAGTCCACCCGCGACTACGCTGCGAAGCAGCCGCTGAGCGACGCCGCGCGGGCCCGGGCCGACCAGTACGAGCGCAGCCAGCTCATCGGGGCGCAGCAGCGCATGGTGAACCGCAGCCGCTCGGATCTCATCCAGGGCGCGCGCGACTCCGCCATCACGCTTAGCCAGCAGCTCAACGACGCGGGCCGTTACGAGGACGCTGTCACGCTGATGACGCAGGCGCGCGACAGCGGGCTCATCACGGTGGACGAGGAGGAGCGCTTCCACCAGCAGGCCATCGTGCGCCTGAACCACCGCAACATGCAGCAGCTCATCGGTTCCGACCCCTGGATGGCGCAGCGCGTGCTGGAGGATGATGAAAAGCTGAGCCAGCGCCCCGACGGCCGCGAGCACATGAGCTACCGCGCCCTCACCGACGACGACCGGGCCAATTACCTCACCGCCGCCCGCCAGCAGATCACCGAGCGCCAGCGCACCACGACTGCCGGGCTGGACACCGCCATCACCAGCGGCCAGCTTCGCGACGCCGCCGACCTCAGCGCCCGCGCCGCCCAGGCGCATTTGCCGAAGGAAGAGGTCGCCTCGCTCAAGCGCAGCCTGCGCGACATCCCTGTCGACACCGAGCCAGCCCGCGCCCGCTACCTCGCGAATCAATCGCTGCTCACCACCGCCTTGGAAACCTACGACCCGCAGGCCGACACGGGCGACGCGGGTTACGCCGCCCTGCGCCGCAGCATTCGCGAAAACCTCCCGCTGGCCGAGCGCGAGGCATGGTTCCAACGCCTCGACGACCGCCGCCAAAAGGGCCGCAGCGAAACCTCCCTCATCACCGGCAACCTTTACGAACAGCTCGACCTCGTCGTCCGCCACATCGGCGGCAGCGAGAGCGACCCGCGCCGCGTCGCCACCCTCTGGTCCGGCGTGCAAGCCGTGAAAACCGCGCTGCCGGAGTATATAAGGAGGAACGCTAATGCCGCCCCGGCGGAAATGAAGCGCTGGATGATGGGCTTCCTGCGTCCCGACGTGATGACAAGCACCCTCAAAAGGAATCGCTGACGATGTTGATTGAGACACCCGGCTCGAATGAGCCCATGGACGAGGTATTGCCGCGTCCCTTCACCCTGGAAACCCCGCCGCCCAGACTGGACTCGCCGCCCGGCCAGCCACAGGGAGCGGAGACAAACCTGCTGCCGACCTCGCCCAGCCCGGCGGGCGACCGCTGGATGAATATCTTCCACGGCGACGAGACGTGGCAGGGGCGCTGGAACCCGGAGAACGACGTTCTGCTTTCGTTCGTCGACGACCCCGAGAGCTTCAAGATGTCGGTGGGCAACGCGCATTGGATCGCCGACCAATACGGCGAAACGCTGGACGCGGTGGGAGCGGCCTACCCGATGGCGCAGATGCTTGTCTCGCAGGAGCTGCTCGGCCACATGGACGGGAGCGACGAGGATGTGTTCCGAGCCATCGGCGACAGCCTCGTGCCGACGCTGACCATGGAGGACATCACGGGCGTGCGCGAGCAGCCGCTCAGTCGGCTGGAGAGCTACGTGCCGCGCTCGATCTACCTGAGCAACCGCGTGCCGGAGCTGGAGGAGGCGATTTCCTACAGCGATCTCGGGCGCAAGGTCTTCACCCTATCCTGGCCCGGCGGGCTGCCTCCGGGAGTGTCGCTCAGCGACGCGGAGGCCGAGCAGATCGGGAGGCAGGCCTGGCGTGAGAAGCGGGCAGAGGAAAAACGGCGCAAGTCGTTTGAGAACTACGACGAGTTTCAACTGGAAAAAACCCTCTTCGGGTCGATGGCCGAGAGCAGCCTCACCATGGCCGAGGGTCCGGTCTTCTGGCTGGACAAGCGGCTGGAACTGCAGCCCGGCCTTGGGTACGAAGGGACGACAGCGGACACGTGGATGAATGCCACGCTGGGCTTCTTTGAGGGGCAAAGAAAGCTGGCGCAGGAATACTACGCGGTGGACCCGGAGTTTGCGGAGAGCTACGCCGGGAAGGTCGCGGGAGCCGTGGGCGCAGCCGTGCCGCAACTCGTCGCGATGCGCGTCCCCGTCGCGGCGGTGGTGGGAATCGGCGGGCAGTCGTTCCTGCACGCCTGGGAGGATGCCGAGAATACGGCGATGCGGCGGGGCGAGAAATTCGACCCCAACCGTGCCTATGCCTACGCCACGACGATGGCGGCGCTGAATACCGCGCTGACCTTCCTGGAGTTTGACAAGGTGCTCGGCCCGTGGAGGAAGGGGCAGAGCGAACTGCTGGGCGACAACCTGATCAAGCTCTTCCGGAGCGCCACAGGGGCAGGAGCGGTCAATGCCGTGCAGGGAGGAGTCAACGACCTCGGAGCCACCGCCTTCGGCATCGAGACCCGCAACCCCTTCGACCCGGAACGCCGCTGGGACGATTTCACCGTCGGCACCGGCGCAGGCCTCGTGCTCGGCGCAGGGGCGAGGATTGCGAAGGAAATAGATCCGGAATCTGTGCGCTTACATCGGATTGATGCTCAAGCCGAATCGATCGTGAGGAGCGGGAACGTTGGTTCTGAAAGCGTTGAAAAAACGGAGCCTGCTTTTATTGGAACCGAGTTTTTTGATGCCGCCTTGGTAGTTTCGCGAATAAAAAATAACCCGAGTAGCATGGAAGCCAAAGCCCTTACTGCTTGGTTTAATAGCTCGCATATTCGAATTCAAAAGGGAGAGCTAAAAGCTTATGAGTCTGTTCTTAATGAATTCTTGAGGCAATTGCCAGCTTATGGCGGGGATCAGGGAGTTTTGTATCGAGGGCTACGTTTCAAGAACGAAAATGACTTCAAAGTTTTTCTAGATCAATGGATGAATGGGAAGTGGAGTCCTCGCTCGCCATTCATGAGCGCTTCCAAAATTCCTGAGGTCGCATTTGAATTTGCCGAAGCGGGAAATATTCCGGTGTTTTGGGAAATCGTAAAACATCATTCTGCGCGTGATATTGAGCCGTTCTCATTTTTGGTGCCTCGCTACGCTTATCAGAAGGAAGTGCTCTTTACTCGGTCTGCGCAATTTGAGCTGATCGAAATGTGGAAGCTTGAATACAAGGGTCGGACAGTTTACCTTATGAGGGTTCAGGAGGTCGATTGATGATGGATAAGAAAAAAATCACTTGGGAAGAATATTGCGCAAGAACGCCGAAAGGGCCGCTCTCCCCGGAAGGCCTTCTGGAGATGATGCGTTTGCGGTACGAGGAACTGGACGTCAGTACGATGCCGGACTTTGATTCTGCGCAAAATCGGCGTCATTGGGATATTGACTTTAACCCCTTTGATCAGGAGCAGGGGGATAAAGCTGATCCGGCTGACTTATAA